GTCGCTCCGGCCGCATCGGGCTTAACTACAGATTTTAACGGCTACCCTGCAATCCCGCAGGCCCCGTGAATACACTACGGCTACCCTCAGCCATGAGGCCCCGTGAGATAGGAGAGTAAAATGGCAAAACAACGTGGGCATCGCGCAAATAAGGCAAACGACTCCTTCGGAACCATCAACAACGATAGTTTATATCGTGGGAAGTACCGAGAAGAAGTTTACCAAGATGATGATGAAGTAGTAGAAGCTCAGGACCCCTCAGAAGACGAGGCTACTCCCGAGAAAGAAACAAGCTTCGCAGAGCCTAAAGAAGGTTCTGACACAGACTATAAGAAACGGTATGACGACTTAAAACGTCACTACGACACAAAGCTCGAAGAGTGGAAGCAAGAACGAAGTGAACTTGCAGAGGCTCGTCAAGCAGGCAAAGAAAGCGGGCTATCAGCCGCAGAACTTCCTAAGACCCCAGAGGACTTGGAAGCATTCAGGGCAAAGTACCCAGATGTCTATGCAATTGTCGAGACAGTTTCTTCATTGCAAGCAGAGAGTCGCTTGAAGGAATTGAAGGAAGAGGTTGATTCTTTAAAAGGAAAAGAAAAAGATCTCAAAGTTCAGTCCGCCTACAAGGAGCTTCTTGCAAAGCATCCGGACTTTAATGACTTGAAGACCAATGAAAAGTTTTTGATGTGGCTCGATGAGCAACCAGAATCTATTTCAGATGGTATCTACAAGAACAACACGGACGCAGTCTGGGCATCACGAGTAGTTGACCTATATAAAGCGGATATGGGTGTGACTACTAAAAAACGCAAGTCCTCAAAAGATGAAGATCCAGCGGCATCTGTTTCTGCCCCTAAATCAAAAGATGTAGCAGGGGAAGCAACAAATGGCAATAACAAAGTCTGGAAAGCATCTGAGATCGGTAGAATGAAACCGTGGGAATTCGAGAAACTTGAAAAAGAAATTGATTCAGCACGTTCAGAAGGCCGCATCGACTACTCCGCGTAATCTTAATAACCCAACAACTATCTCATAAGGAAGGGTAATAACATGGCTTTTAATAGCGCATCAGGTTATAACAACCTGCCTTCAGGTAACTTTACTCCTGAGATCTTTTCTCAGAAAGTCCTGAAGTTTTTCCGTCGTGCCTCTGTCGTAGAGGATATCACAAACACTGATTATGCAGGTGAAATCGAAAACTTCGGTGACACAGTACGCATCATCAAAGAACCTACAATCACTGTATCTGCATACTCACGTGGTGCTGTGGTAAACCCACAAGACCTCGCTGACGACCAGATCACAATGGTTGTTGACCAAGCGAATGCTTTCGCGTTCAAGATCGACGACATCGAAGAGCGTCAGTCACACGTTAACTTTGAAGCGTTGGCTACATCTTCAGGTGCGTTCTCTCTGAAGCGTAAGTACGATGCTAACGTCCTCCAAGCAATGGCTGACGGTGCGGGCAACACAGGTACTGACTTCGGTACTGCGGCCGCTCCAATCAACATCTACACAGCGGCAACCAAAGGTGACACTGCTGTAAACATGATGTTGGCAATGGCCCGTGCTTTAGATGACCAGTCTATCCCAGAAGAAAACCGTTTCTTCGTTGCACCTCCTGCTTTCTACGAAGCGTTGTTTGGTGCGGGTGCTAAGTTCGCAGAAGTACAGGTAACTGGCGACGGAACTTCACCATTACGTAACGGTCTCGTCATGCAGGGCAACATTGCAGGTATGGCTTGCTACAAGTCAACTGCGCTGAACAACTCTGGTACTGACGTTGTGACTATTACTTCACAGGACACTACAAACGACTTCGTAGTTCTTGCGGGTCACATGTCTTCTACAGCGACTGCATCGCACATCGCTAAGACAGAAGTTGTCCGTTCAACTGACACATTCAGCGACATCGTTCGTGGTCTTCACGTATTCGGCCGCAAGGTCTTACGTCCAGAAGCCCTCGTACAAGGTGTTGTTGCAACTGCCGCTTAAGGGAGACTAAAAAATGGCCGGAACATATTCCGTAACTGGTAACTCTGTAAATATTTCAGCAGGTTCCAACTCTTACGTTCAAGAAGCAGTTCTTGACTTTTCTACAACTAACTTGGGAATTGGTGAAACTATCGACGTTTTCCAGATCCCTGCCGAAACAGTAGTTTTAACTGCTGGTGTTCAGCTAATCACAGCTTCAGGAAACGCAGGTACTTTAGACTTGGGTGACTCTGAAACTGCTGACTTCTACGTTGCAGATATCGATGCCGATAGCGCAACAGCAGAACTGAACTCATTCGGTGGTGCTAAAGCGTACATCGCGGCTGACGA